ACCGCTTCAGCACCGGCCCTGGTCATCTCTCCGATGATGTGGTCTGTGTTTTTGTAGACCGACTCCATCTCTTTGATGATATCAGTCGGCAGCTCCACTTTGAACTTCGCCATCAGTGGGTGACCTCCTTGCACTGCATCTCCAGAAGCTCATTCGCCTCATCCACATTGTTTAGGTATTCGATGGTGTACGTCTTCCCCCGGAAGTCGATCTCCATGTCCCTGTCGATGGGCGTGTGCGGGTATCGGATAGTGAAGTTCGTGTACGCCTTCTCGAAGTCCGTCCCGTTTTTGATGAGCGTCATGCCCCGGGTAGTCTTGACCATGGCATATGGCTGGAGCAGAAGCGTGCGGCTCTTGCTCTGGAAGCCTGCCTCATCCTTGACCACCGTGGTGGTGTAGATGCTTATGCGTTTGTTGAAGTTTCCAGCATTTATCATAAGAGGTTCGCCTGGTGGAGATTAAGGATGCTCTCCACGACCTTGTTGGTGTTGGTAGTGTCTACATACATGCTGCGGTTGTCCCACATGTCCTGCACTAGCACCATCGCCACGATGACGCAGTCCTGATACTCATCCAGCTCTTCGGACGTGTGCCCGGTGTACTGTTCCATGTATGCGACTGCGATATCCAGCATGGTGTTTAAGGTTGTGTAGTCGTCCGCAGTCGGGTCCGGCAGATGGATGAACTCTGCCAGATCAGCCGCTTTGATATCTGATATCTTTGCTATGGTCATAAGCACCTCCCCGGCGCTTAGGCCTCATATGTACCAGTCACGCCCAGGATGGTCACATCCTTCTTGATGTTCCCGGCGATGAGGTTCGCGTCCACCACCTGCGCCTTGGCATAGGCTGTGACATCCGTCTCAGCGGTATCTTTGAGCTCTATGCTACCGGTCGGAGTGATCAGTGTGAACGCCACAGCAAGGCCATCAGCGATAAGCTGAGCGCCCTGTGCGTCTGTCACGGTCACGATCTGGCCATCACCGATAGAGGTAAGCGCTCCGGTGGAGCTGTCCCGCATGGTGAACGGGATCACTGCCTGTATCTTCATGCTCATTTTTTGGTTCCCCCTTTCTTCGTCTTGGGTTTTTCGGGCTCGTCCACTTTGGGCTGAGCCTTTTCCGCTGCCTTCGGCGCGGTAGACTCAAAGGGGACGATATAACCCGCCCTTGTCAGATCAGCAACAAGGGCAGGGTCAGATATCTCACTGACCTTGCCCTTGGACATGCTTATCTGAGTGCCGGAGAAGGAGGTGGTTGCTTTGTACAGCATACCCCTGTCCCCCCTTTCCTATCAGGATGCCATGGTAAGCTTTGCGATCATCTGCTGATCCATGACCTTGGAGTCAAAGCTGAACCAGCCAACGACACCGTCAGCGTGCTCATCAGCGAAGCGCTCACGGAGCACCTGGATGTTGATCTCCTCGTCAAACTTCGTGGCAAGACCCTTGAAGTCGCCATAGTAGATGACGTTGTTGCCGGATGCGATCTCGGGCATATTGTCGGATACATAGACCGGCTTGCCCAGGAGGCTGGTGCCGAAAGGAGAGCTGATATCATCCTGCAGGAGATATCTGCCCATCTCATCCTTGAGCAGTCTCAGAGCAGTACGGGTTGCGGGGCTCATGATCCACAGAGCGTTGCTCTGGTAGCGATCCTTGACAGCGTCATGGAGCTTGATCACCTCGTCTGCGGTGATAGCGGATGCACTTGCAGCAGTCACAGCGTTGGTGAGAGTGTAAAGGCCGAGCACCTTCGCAGGAGTGCCAGCGCCCACATTTGCGGGGGTACCGATCAGCAGCTCGTGCTCGATGAAGCGAGCGATGTGGTCAGCCATCAGGTCGATGACATACTGCACGATGTCGAACTGGCTGTTATTGATGAGGCTGCGGCTCACCTTAACAAGCGCACCGGCAAGAAAGCCGGACAGGCTGATGGTGCTGGTGAACTTGCCCACATGGCTGGTGAGCGGAGTGAACTCCTCAGCATATGCCACGGTGATGGCATCTGCAGGGGACTCCTCGCTGTAGTAAGGTACGGTCAGGGTGCCCTTTACGTTGAACTTGCTGGATCTCTCCAGAATAGGGCAGATGTCATACACCTTCTTGATGATCCTGTTTGCTATGGTTGCGGGGATCACGGCACCGTTGTCACCCTTGGTGAGCTCGGTCTCGCTCCTCTCGTTGTAGCGGTTGCGGATGTAAGCCTCGAAGGCCTTCTCCTCTGCCAGAGCTCTCTGCTCAAGCTCTCTCTTCTCTTCGTTGCATGCTCTTTCCACGTCTTCTCCCTCCTCTTTGGGTTCTGCGTCAGGCTTTGCCTCTGCTTCCGACTCAAGGATCTCTCTCATCTCATCCTCAAGTCCCAGAGCTTCCTTGATCTTCTTAAGATCATCACGGATCTCGGCAAGCTCTGCGGCCTCATCCTCGGTGAGCTCTCTGGTCTTCATTGCTTCCATGAGAGCTTCTCCCCTCGTTACGAGGTCATTCTTTTTTTCCTCAAGAATTTTAGACATGCTCTTATTCCTCCTTTTTCATGTCCTTGATAAGCTCTCGGAGCTCATCTGCTACTTTATCCACCTCAGAGGCTGCCCTCTGCTCAGGTGCTTCTTCTTCCTGCTCTGCTGCCGGTTCTTCCTCCGGCTCCGGGGCAGGCTCCGGCTCGGGCTGAGGCTCTTCCCTCAGCTGTATCTCATCCTGGTAAGCTTCGCCATAGTAGATGGATTTACCCTCGGACCTTACGGCCACAAGCGTGCCATCATATGCAGGCGTGGTAGTGTTGTCCAGGATGGACACCTCCTCAAGGTCAAGGTCTACGACATCCCGCAGCGGGTAGCCGTTCTCATCACGCTTCTGTTCCACCTCACGGTCATAGAAGCCAAAGCTCCACCCGGAGAGCTTGCCCTCCCTTGCCTTCTGTATCACTTCGGGGTCGGTTATGGTTGCTCTTGCTCGAAGGCCTATGTTGTCCTCTTCAAGCTCAAGGTTGCCATCCTTCTGGCCGCCCAGATCCCGCTCATGATTGAGCATGATCCGCACGTTGTCGTTACGCTCAAGCGCACGCTTGAACGCTCCCTTGCAGATCCGCTCCACAAACTGACCTATCCGTGACCATAAGGGCTTCGATTTACGTTCAATAGCATTCACGCTAAACGTAGCCAGAGATTTCAACGGAATCGTTTAATACTCTAACTAACATTTGGCATCACCTCCTTCTTCTTCGTAATACGCCCACCTATATCCATAGGCTCTTGATTTCTTACCTTTGCAAACCGAAACTATGTGAGACGCATTTTTGATATTCAACTCTTTTGCAATCAAACCAAAAGAGTCATATATCTGACCCGTATCAAGATTGATGACTTTTTTACTATTCCAATGTTTTGAGCCAACGTACTTTCCAAGCTTTGCCTCCCTTTGCTTTTGCTTTGCTTCGGGAGCTGTCGGCACACCTTTATTCCAAGGAGATTTACCCAATCTTTTTTCAACTTGGTTTCTCCTATAATCGGGATCTTTCCATCTTGCAATCTCAAGCTCTTTAAGTCTTTTACAGGTTTCTTTCGAGTGATGCTTGCCGATGTTCGCTTTTCTTAACCGCTCTCTGGTTTCGTCACTCATCCGATTGACCATGCCCCCACAAGCTACGTTGTATCCGTATGCCCTTTGGTCACTCTTATACTCTGCAATCAACTCAACTTCTTTGGCCTCTGCCTCTTCTCTGGTGAGCTCCGTGAATAGAACCTCATGTTTTATGTTGTCCCATCCATATTTGAGGATGGCATTATAAAAATGGCTTTGTTTGGCATAGCCTTTTCCATGTAACCATCTTTTAACAGGCTTTTGCTTTGTTATCCCGATATAAATTTTTCCATTTGGCGTGGTGTGCTTATATACCGAGTACAATCATTCGCCTCCTACCTTCTGCCAGGCTTCTCCGTCCCAGTAGTAAGTGTCTGCCGTGTCGAGCTCGTAGAACTTTGAATTGACGCCGATGCCTTCTTCAGGCTTGGTGTCTTCGCTGGTGCCTTCGAGTTCAACGTAGTCAGTGCCGTGTGATAGCTTATTTGTTATGGCCATATCTCTCCCTCCTTATGCGTCCGAAGAGTTGCCGCTGGCATCAAACTCTTTAGCCAGCTCATGCCCTTCGAGCATCTCGTCTGTTTTCTGCTCTTCCTCCTCCGGTGTGAGGTCACCCTCTCCGGCAAGGTCGCCCACCGTGTCGCTGTTGGGCGTATAATATACATGCCTGTCCACATCGTAGAGGACAGCGCCCAGACCCACGTTTATGACATCGAGACCTTGTATCCATTCCATGTTTTCCGAGCGTCTAATCTCATTCAGCGTCATGAAGCCCGTCTCCTTGGCGAGCTTGTAGGCCTCATATCTTTCTTTGATGTTGACCCTGACGATCTCCTTGACGTCAAACTCGAAGAAGTGGTTCTTCTTTTCCTTCTCCAGAAGGAGGTCACGGTTCAGCGCGGTCTCGAAAGCTTTCACAATCGGGTATATGGCTTCCTTGAACGTACGCTCAAAATCCTGCGGGTAGATGTGGAAGAGCGCGTTCACCTCATCGCTGAGCGTCTTCTTGCTTTCATTCAGCTGCGACTCCACAGCGGTGGCAGATGCTTCCTGGAACTCCACGCCGTTGTTTAGCACCACAACCTTCTCGGAGTTGTTATTGCCGTAAAGGTTCCGCCATGCCCTCTTGAGCGTGTCGATCTCTTCCTGGGTGAGCTTGCGCTGTGCCTTCAGAAAGCCCTTCTTGTTGCCGCCGGTTGATACCATCCCCAGCTGGTAGAGCAGGGTCTGGTATGCAGTCTCCAGAGCCTTGCTGACCTCGACCGTGTAGCCCACACCGCTGGCTCCATCCTTGGTATTCCGCAGGAGCTTGATGAACTCATACGGCTCAAAGGTTCCGACATTCTTATCCTCACCCTTGGAATAGCCGCCCACATATATCTGGAACTGCTTGTATATGGGCTCATACACCTTCATGATGGTGATGAACCTGTCCTCCACATAGAAGAGGCCTGTGAACTCATTCCGGAACTTACGGATGAAGCAGTACCCACCTTTCCCGAGCAGGTAGTCTGTCACCATGGCCTTCTTCAGCTGGAAGGCGTCAAGGGTGTCGCCGGTATCGCCGTTGAGCATCTTCACCCGGTTGTCCTCTTCAACCGCCTCCACCTTGCCCTGCTTCACCTTGTAGAGCTTCACGGGCATGCTCGCTATGGTGTTCGAGATGAAGTCCACCGCCCCATTCACTGCAGGGAGTGTCATCACCTTCTCGCGGGTGATGGTCTCGCCATGCAGGAGCGCCGAAAGAAGGACATCATCCACCGGCGCCGGGGGGACTATCGGATCCGCCGCAGGCTCTGCATCTCTTTTGTTAAAAAAATCAAAAAATCCCATCACTCACCTCAAAAGGTCTGCACTGTCCAGCCATCGCCCATGCCCAGGAGGGCATCCTGTTGGAGCAGGCAGAGGGCGTTGAGTGTGCTCACGCACATGTCCACTTTGCCCTTTGACCGTTTCTTTGTTATGTACAAGTTTTTATTCGTATCGTACTGGCACCGCGCGTTCTGGAAGTTAATCTCGTAGAGCGGGTTTTTCGTGTATTGGAACTTCCGCTCCAGAATGCTCTCCTTCAAGAGCTTGGTGGCCGGATGTAGCACGCTTGAGTGCTGCTTGACTTCCACCATGTTGTAGCCTGCATTCTCCAGCTTCTGGGCTGTTGAGAGTGCGTTCCATCGGTCATAGCCGATCGCCTGGATCTGCACGCCGAACCGCTCCTCTATGCCCAGAATGAAGGCCTCCACCACACTGTAGTCGATGACCATGTCACCGCAGGCGATGACCTTCCCGCTCTTCAGGAGCTCTCTGTAATTCACCTTTTCCGAGACCGTCTTCTCTTCGATACGGCCCTCCGGGATGAAGGCGAAGCTCTCCGCCAGTATGTTGTTATCATCATCGATGGCCAGCATGCTGACGCTCGTGTTGTCATCCGTCTGGCTGAGGTCAAGGCCGATGTATACCACCCGCCCTGTCCAGTCTATCTTCGCCACCTTGCACTGTCTGACATCGCTGATGTTGATAAAGCTCTCACTGTCGGCGCCGGTGTAGATTATGTTGCAATGCTTGCACACAAAAT